TCTTCCCATTCATCTGGCTTAACATTAATAGTATTGGAGACATTATGATTCAACCAAGGCTGTGTGCATAGAGCATCTGATTTTCCAACCATAACCCAATTCTGCTGTGTACTCTTTACATACCCCAAAAGGGTTAGAGCATTGATCTGATTTTTGGTTTTAGATCCCGGAGGAACCTCTATGCAGAAAGAAATCACATCATCACTATCATTGGCAGACCATACGGACTCTTCGCATGCTCTGGGGTTTATTTTTTTGAAATGTTCGTAAATTTTCTCCATTTTATTAGCCTGTACACGTCGTATATAGCGTTTTGCGTGATGGGGATGAATACCAGAGCTAGTGCCAAGAATACAGCTAGAAGTTCCTTCGGGTTTGACACAAGTAGTCCTAGCTGCCTGATTAATCCCAATCTTCTTTGCTATATATTTATTTGTTTGTTTAACAATTCGAGCTCCTTTTTTCTGCACGGATGGGTCTAGGCATATTTCATGTTGTTCCATAATCCCTGTCATAGACACACCCAAAAGAGCCTCTCGTCGCAAAATTCTCTCACTTACCTCTCCTAAGTAGGGAAGCTCCGTAAAACCAGCCTGAAGAGTTCCTATTATTGATGCCGCTCGACATGCCTCATAAAAATCATCTTCTGTTTTGACCTTAGCACAATTTATGGTACTCAAATTACATGCTTGCCAACCCGTTTTTCCAGTTTTTTCGTCCACAGGATACATTCCAATCTCTACACATGGATTGACTATCAATTCTGTAGAGTCTGACCACACAAAGCCGGGCTCACCGAACTCCCTTACTGATTCCATTAAAGAATGGAACTGTTCGGGGGAGGTTGAATCTCTCAACAAGAGGGCTGAGTTATTAGACCTCCCTCTCTGAGGGTTCTCATGGAACCAATTACCAGTTTTTGCTTTTGCCATTTCTTCATCGTCTGGACTAAACAAGCAAATTGTTGCACTACGTCGAACACCCCCTGATATTACGGCATCTGCCGAATGCATGATAATGTCATAGGCTTGGATTGGTTCTAGCTTTCTTATAGATTTGGCACAGAACTCTAGGTTCTTCAAGGCCTTTTCTAAAACCTTTTTAATGTTAGTGAGGGCTTTTTTCAGAGGTTCTGGTCCCGGTGCTTTCCCTGAGCTTGAGCTCAACTGGGCCCCTGCTGGCCTTATTCCAGAAAAGTCAAACACAACATTCTTTCCTACATACTCTGGAAAGAGTTCTTTTTGATCAAAGTAACTGGAAACTAGCACCCCAACAGAATCCGACCACCCTTCTATAGTGTCTGGAATGGTGAATTTTTTGCTACCATTTTTTTCTTTGACAAGAGGTGGGAGCTCTTTGATATGGTGCTTCTGTACAGAGAACCCAGTTCCACAGCCACATAGTAGGAGATACATGCACTCTTGAAAAAATCTCAATCTGTCGCAATAAGAAGAAATGCAATTATAGATTCTGGCATTGTGTTTAAAGGTAGGCTTTCCGCCAAATTGCAACGCCCTTTGAGACCCAAGGACATATTTTTTAAACATCATGTCATAGGCCCATTCAATATCTCCGTTAACTTCTGGGTATTTTTCATACATCATACCCATAACTCTATCTACAGACTCTCTCCATGTCTCCCTTCTCTTCTTTTCAGGAATCCAACGAGCATATTTGCCAACAAAGGTATAATTTTGGAGTTCCGAAACCGACATTAGGAAGAGGTTCCTCCAGAGTTGGGCTTCTTGCCCCTTTTTCTTTTGCTTCCTTTCCCCTTGTTCGATGTCGTATGCTTATTAAAGAAAGCTGACATATCTTGAGCAGAATTGGAAGCAAATGTTTTTCGTTTTGCAGTTGGTTTTCCAGACTTGTCTCTTACTACAAAATTTACTTCAAATTTAGGATCTTGCTTTTGACCCTTTCCTATTCCATCTTTAAACATTAATAGTCCTTCCTAGCCATATTTTTTCATGTTCTTTTCTGCGCAAGAACAATAAGAGTAGTTTTCTTGATTGTCAGGGGTGATATATTTATGATACCCTCTTCCGTAGCATTCCTTGCAAGATTTTTTTGCATACATACGTGCGGCATCAAAATATATAGTCTGTCTATAATTAGTATCAAATGACTTTTTGTCTGCCATTAGAACCTAACTTGAAAAAAGAAAAATTGCTGCGGGTTTAGTTGCCATCTATACATAACCATTCTTTGCATGCAAACAGGGCAACCACAATGAATAAAATGTCCGTAAACTGGAACTGGATAATAGTATATTACAGAGGGGGGATAATAGATTACTTGTGGCTGTAGAGCCTGTTTCTTACGCTCCTCTATGCGCTCACGCCGGGCCTCCGCTTCTTTCATCGCCCTTTCTGTAATAAGTTTTTGCCGTTCCTCTTTAGATAAAAGATTATTTCCGGCATCTACATCGTTTGGAAGAAGGAGTAGAATAATAAAAAATACAACTGGAAGAATCCTTATCGTAGCAATTATATGCTTCATCATTTTTGATACCCTTCTTAATTGTGACTGCTATAAGATATTATACCCCAATAAAAAAGGGACAACCGGAGCTGTCCCCTTTTTAACAATCCGTTTTCTCCGGGATTTAAAAATTACTTTCTAATATTGCTGAGCAAATCGCCCAAAAGATTGGGCCACCATCCCATGCCAACTCCTAGAAAATAAACACCAGTTCCGGCTCCCAGCAGGAACAACAAAGGTCTTTCGCGTGCAGCTACAAGCGGATGCGTTATAGCATACAGCAAATTCTTAATAGGTCTACCTCTTTCAAAACCCATAAGGCTCTCCCCCCTTTAAAAAATTATTCGGTGATGCGCAAGCTGTCACCTACGATCCACGCTGCCGCTAACAAGACAACGCTTTCAACTGTTGCAGGGTTTATAGTGCCTTCGCCAAAAATAGTGTCGGCACATATTACTACTACACCGGAAACGCCGACCCAAAATCGACGAGACTGAACCATCGCTTTAAGCTTATCTAAACTCATATTAATTCTCCTTTAATTTGTTAATTTTTTCACCCAGAGCCTCAATAGTTTGAGTTAAAGAGGCCACCTGTATTTTAAGGTCAACAATGGCATCTGTATTGGCTTTAAGAACTATTCTAAGCTGCTCTTCTAGCTTGTCTGAATTCTCATCAATACGATCAAGTCTATTTTTTACATTGTCAATCTCTTGTTCAACCCTATGAGTCCCTTCGTTCACTAAAGTTCGAGCCTCTGACCGCGTTACGAGATCCTTCCCATAAGAAAGCCAAAAGCCGCCCATGGCAACTATTATAGCAACGCAGATGGTTGCTGAATATTTAAGAAGCGGAATAATGTGCGTTGGTTGCTGCTGCTGTGTCATGTGCTGCCTCCAAAAAGGAGAGCTCCGGCCCCCCGAAGGGGACCTTGCTCTCGATTTGATTACCACAGAGTTCGAGACGAATACGATCCAGTCGTTGGGACAGGATTGCCAGCCATGTAGGCAAGAGTACCCGGTCTTTCCTGAGTTGGATTGGCAGCCTTATCAGTTTTATCTCCTACCATAGTACCGGCTTGCTCAACACCACCTATGATGTTCCAAGCGCCTGCTAGAGTAGTTGTGAGGGCTGGGTCAAATGCACCACTGAAAACGTTCCAGTTACCAGCAACAACTGATGTTTTATAATCAAGGGTTCTAATAAATGCCCGTTGGTTAATAGAAAACTCATCAGTATTTGAGCCAGCTCTAATAACATTAGTAAGGTCATCTACGCCAGCCATCGAAGTAGTCGCCTTAACGATCACATCACTGGGCTGGTTGTTCCACGTACCCTGCGGAAGAATAGCCACGTTGTTCACACCAGAAGAAAGCAGAACATATCGCTCTTCTTCTCCTAATGTGGAGGCTGTAAAGGGACTGCCTGCTGGAAGAGTTCCTCCAGCCCTAACATTCCCTTGGTCATTGTCTACGCCACTAGGAAGGCCATTGACAAGAAGACCGGTTACAGATCCTGTACCACCGT